CGATTTTTGTGGCCTGCTCGTCGATCTCTTTTCGCAGCACCTGTCGGCGGCGTTGACACCCTGTTCAAGGACTCCTCGCAGGAGATCCAGCGGTATGCCGCCAACGCATACAAAACGGCAGGGCTTTCTGCCAACGAGGATATGGAGACGGTCACGGGCTTTTCCGCAAGCCTCATCCAGTCCCTCGGCGGCGATACGGAAAAAGCCGCAAAGTATGCGGATATGGCAATTACGGATATGTCCGATAACGCCAATAAAATGGGTACGGATATGTCCTCCATTCAGAATGCCTACCAGGGCTTTGCCAAGCAGAACTACACAATGCTCGACAACCTCAAGCTGGGCTACGGCGGCACAAAGCAGGAAATGGAGCGACTGCTTGCCGATGCGGAGAAAATATCCGGTGTCAAGTACGACATTTCCTCCTACGCAGATGTGGTCGAAGCCATCCATGTCATGCAGGAAAGCATGGACATTGCCGGTACGACTGCCAAGGAAGCAGAAGCTACCATTTCCGGCTCTGTCAATGCGCTGAAATCCGCCGTATCGAACCTCATCGTAGGCTTCGGTGATGCGGACGCTGACATGGAACTGCTGTGCAACAACATGGTGGATGCCTTCAAGACCGTGGTGGCGAACATCACCCCGGTTATTGAGAACATCGTGGCGGCTCTGCCCACGGCGCTGGACGCTCTGCTGACGGCTGTGGGTGAACTGCTGCCCACACTGCTGGAAGCGGTCACCGAACTGTTCTCGCAGGTGCTGGAAACGCTGCTGTCTTTGCTTCCGCAGCTTATCCCGGCGGCGGTGTCTGCTCTCATGACCATCGTGAACACGCTGATCGAGAATCTGCCACTGCTTATCGAGGCAGCGGTTCAGCTGGTGTCCACACTGGTGACTGGCATTGCGGATGCACTGCCCACACTCATTCCGGCGGCGGTGCAGGCTATCGTCACCATCGTACAAGGACTGGTGGACAGCCTGCCGATGCTCCTTGACGCAGCCTTACAGCTTATCACGGGACTGGCGCAAGGACTTCTGGACGCAATCCCCGTGCTGATTGCAGCACTGCCGGAGATCATCAACGGCATCATTACCTTTTTACTGGATTCGATTCCGCAGATCATTGAAACAGGCATTCAGCTTCTGACCTCGCTTGTTGCCGCATTGCCGGATATCATTATGGCAATCGTGGAAGCTATCCCGAAAATCATTGACGGTATTATCAACGCGGTGCTGAATGCGATACCGCTCATTATTCAAGCGGGCATCGACCTGCTGATTTCTCTTATTCAAGCCCTGCCGCAGATCATCACGACCATCGTGCAGGCGATTCCGCAAATTATCTCCGGCATCGTCAATGCACTGGTCGGAAACATCGACAAGATCATCATGGCAGGCGTTCAGTTGTTCGTTGCCCTGATTGAAAATCTGCCTACCATCATCGTGGAAATCGTCAAGGCCGTGCCGCAGATCATTGCGGGCATCGTGAAAGCCTTCGGCTCTCTGATGTATAAAATCGTGGAGATTGGCGGCAACATCGTCAAGGGACTGTGGAGCGGCATTACCCAGCTTGCCTCTTGGCTGTGGGACAAGGTGTCCGGGTGGATCTCCTCCATCTGGGACGGCATCTGCGATTTCTTCGGTATCCATTCGCCCTCAAAGGAAATGGCATGGGTCGGTGAAATGCTGGTCAAAGGTTTGTCCGGGTCCATTGAAGATAACGGCGATGAAGCGGTTAAAGCCGCAGAAGGGATGGCAGAGGACATCAACGGCGTCATGGGCGATCTCGCCCACGATATGCAGACAGCCCTGCCCACGGACTTCGATGTCAGCGGCAGCTTCCGTTCGGCGGTGGACGGTGTGACCGGCAAGGCAGCATCCGCTTTCACCATTGCCCTGAACATCACGAATTTCAACAACTATAGCAGCGAGGACATTCGTCAGCTCACCAACGAAGTCATGGAAACGGCGAACCAGTTCGCCCAGCGGAAAGGAGTGGTATTCGCATGACCTATTTTACCTACAACGGCCGCAGTTCCGCTGAGTTCGGTCTGCATATCGAGAAAAAAGATGTGTTCTCCGCTCCGGAGTACGATGCGGAGTTCATCTCCATTCCCGGTCGGAGCGGCGACATCATCAATCCGAACCGCCGCTTTGCCAACATCAAGGTGACCTACACAGTGTTCCTCGCACGGAAGAATACCGCCACCCTTGTAGCCGTCCTGCGGGATATCAAGGGCTGGCTGTACTCCGAGCCGGACAGATATCATGAGATCACCGACTCCTACGATGCGGAGTATTTCCGCTACGGTGTCATCTCCGGCAGTCTGGACATTGAGGAACAGCTGAACAAGGTCGGCAGCTTTACCGTGACATTCAACTGTAAACCCTTCAAATACAGCTTTGCGGGACAGAAAACGGTGTCGGCTGACGCTTCCGAACTAACGATTACCAATTCGACGGCGTTTGAGAGCCGACCGTACATCAAGCTATACGGCAGCGGTGCGGTAGCACTAATGATGCAGCCCCAAGGCCGGGGCATGATGATTTCCGACTTGGACGAGTATATTGAGATCGACAGTGAGCTGATGAACTGCTTCAAAGGCACTGCCCTCAAAAATGACACAGTCAAAGGGACTGAGTTTCCCGTTCTCAAGCCGGGTGTTTGCACCATCAACTGTACCGGCGATGTAACGAGGATTGAGGTCATTCCAAGGTGGTGCTGTCTGTGATCCCTGTACTTTACGCCGCAAATACCACCGATTTCAGCTCATTCGGTCTTGGCGTACTGACGGACACCATCTCCTGCGAGGTCACCGAGGAGCGAAACGGTGTATTTGAGTGCCTGCTGAAATATCCGGTCAGCGGTCAGCACTACGGGCTTATCACCAAGGAGTGCATCATCAAGGCAAAACCCAACGACACCGCCGCCGACCAGGCATTCCGTATTTACCGCATCACGAAGCCATTGAACGGCATCGTCACCATCTACGGTCAGCACATCTCGTATGACCTCGCCAATATTCCGGTGATGCCGTTTTCGACGGAGAGCCGTTCTCCGCAGCTTATCCTCTCGCAGCTTCTTGCCGGAGATACACGCTTTACGGGCTGGACGGATTATTCGGACGCAAAGGCATTTTCCGTCACGCAGCCGAAAAGCGTCCGCGCTTGCCTCGGCGGCACAGAAGGCTCCATGCTCTCCAAATGGTACGGAGAGTTTGAGTGGGACAACTTCACGGTGAAGTTCCATTCGCACCGTGGGCAGAAAACCGGCGTGGTCATTGAATACGGCAAGAACCTCACCGCATTGGAGCAGGACGAGGACAACAGCAGTGTGTATACCTCACTGCTCCCGTATGCCGTGTACACGCCGGAAGGTGCGGACACCGAAACGGTGGTCACGCTGCCGGAGGTGACGCTCCCCATTGTGACCTCGGAGATCGTCCGGGCGAAAACGCTCATTATGGATTTCTCCGACCAGTTCGGAGATGCCGCTATCACAGAAGAAACTCTCCGTGCAAAGGCCAACAGCTACATCAAAGCCAATCCGCTGGGAGCGACCATTCCCACGGTGAAAGTGTCCTTTGAGCCGCTCTGGAAGCAGCCGGAGTATTCGGCACTGCTGGAGCGGGTCAACCTCTGTGATACCGTCACCATTCGACACTCGCTTCTGGGTGTCAGCGTGTCGGCTATGGTCATTGAAACCGTGTACGATACCCTTGCCGAGCGGTACAAGAGCATTTCTCTCGGTCAGAGCAAGTCCAGCATGATCACCACCATCTCTGAGGTACAGTCAACGGTCGATAAGGTGGAATCCACGGTGGGACGCTTTCCGAAGCTGCTCCAAACTGCCATTGGCAAAGTTACTGGGCTTATCACCGGACAGAACGGTGGCTATGTGGTCATCCACACCAGCGAGGAGAACGGACAGCCCTATGAGTTGCTCATTCTGGACGCTCCCTCTATTGACGAAGCTGTGAATGTCTGGCGGTGGAATGTAGGCGGTTTGGGCTTTTCCCATAACGGCTACAACGGCCCCTATGAAACCGCCATCACGGCAGACGGTCAGATCGTCGCAGATTTCATCACCTCCGGCTCCTTGGTAGCAAACATCATCAAGGCGGGTGTCATCCAGTCGCAGGATGGCTCGTCCTGGTGGGATTTGGAGAGCGGCGAAGTCGTGCTTCGCGCCTACGCCACCAGCAAGGAGGTCACCGAGGTCAGCGACCGCATCACCACCATTGAGGAGCAGAAAATGCTCCGGCTCGTCATCATCTCTTCCAACGGGAACATCTTCAAAAACGGCAATGTGAAAACACTGCTTTCCGCCAAGGTGTATTCCTGGGACGAGGACATCACCGACACGCTGGACGTCAACCAGTTTATCTGGACGAGAGTGTCGGAAGATACGGAGGCAGACAAGGTCTGGAATGAACAACATTTCGGCGGCACAAAGTCCGTGGTCATCACCAGTGCGGATGTGAAAGTCCGCGCCACTTTTTATTGTGACCTCATCGACACTACGACCAGGCAAAGCCTGTTATAACGGAGGAATTCACTATGGCAACCGCAGAACCATCTCAAGATACCGGCGTACAGCCGGATAATCCTACAACTTCAAAGGAGGCTTCTCACATGAGCAAAGCACAAGGTCAGTTTACTATCATCGACTACAATGACGCACTGACGCTGACGGGGTACATCGGCTCGAACCTCGCCAAGACCCAGATGTATAACCCCGACAACGGCAGTTATACCCCGGACTGGAAAACGAAGAACCTCGTTCTGACGCCCAGCCTGTATATTATCGGCACCACCGCCGACCAGATCGCCACAGCCAATGTCACTTCGGTCAAGTGGTATGTGGGCGACAGCAACACTGCCATCACCGCAGGTACGAACTACGGACTGAGCGGTGCCAAGAGCCACATCCTCACGGTCAAAGCCAATGTCATGGCGGAACTGCCCGGCATCGACTACCGCTGCGTCATCACCTACAAGGACGAAAGCACCGGACTGTCGCTGACCCATCCGCTGACCATTTCTTTCTCCCGTGTGGTCAACGGTTCCGGCATCGTTGACCTGCTGGTCACCACACCCAACGGAAATGTGTTCAAGAACGAGGAGGTCGCCAGTCTGACCGCCAAGGCAGAGTTGTGGCGCGGTTCTACGGTGGATACTACCAAGGTCAGCTACAAGTGGGCGGTCATGGACGCTTCCGTCACTGCCACTTCTTCCACCGGCTACGATGCAGACTTCGGAATCGGCTGGCGCAAGCTCTCGGATACTGCCGACAAATACACCGGCACGGCAACCAATACCCTCACGGTTTACGCCGCAGCGGTGGACAGTTACGCCGTGTTCAAGTGCTGCGCCCAAGATACAGATTCCGCATCCGCTTCCTACAACACGAAGTTCTTCGATGTGGCGACCTTCATCGACAACTCCGACCCGCTGCAGATCATCGTCACCTCCACGGGCGGCGATGTGTTCAAGAACGGCCAAGGCACGACCGTGCTGACCGCCGTCTGCTATCAGGCAGGCTCCGAAGTGGATGCAGCCGGGAACGGCAGTTACACATGGACGAAGTACAACAAGGACGGTGTAGTCGATACCTCTTGGGGCACCAACGGCAGCAAGACCGGCAAGACCCTGTCGGTGTCCAGTGCCGATGTGGACACCAAGGCAACCTTCATGGTCGTTGTGGCACTTTGAGGAGGTGGTGAGATGATCGCATCGGCACAGTTCACGATTATCAGTCTCTGCGATGTGGTCACCTCGGACACGCCGCCGGAGAATCCCTATGAGGGACAACTCTGGGTGGACACCTCTGTGACCCCGCCGGAAACGAAAATATGGGACGGAAATGAATGGGTGGTGCAGAACGACATTGAAACGATCCGCACCACCATCTCCATTCTGACCGAGAAGGATGCTCAGTTTCAGCAGACCATCGACGGGCTGAACAGCTATGTGGCGACCCTCACTGAAACGATAGAAACGGTCTCCAACGACCAGGGCGTCCTGGAGGAACGGGTGCTGAATTCCGAAAGCCGTGTTTCGGAACTGGAACACACCGTGGATGGACTGTCCGTCACCATGCAGGAGCAGTACATCGGCGGCATCAATTATGTGCAGAATTCTTCCGGGCTGAACGGCATCACGGACGATTGGAGCTACTCCGGCACGGTGAAAACAGATACCTCCACGGATACCCAGAACAACACCATTTCCGACTCCTGCTTTGTGCTTGGGGCGTACTCCTCGTTGTCGCAGTACATCCGAGGGGTAGTTCCCGGCACTTATACGATCTCTGTCCGGGCGAAGAAAACCTCGACCATGTCCGGGTATTTCTATGTGACCTACAACGGGAGCAAAACGAAGTATCTATTCAACAAGTCCACGGCGTTTGACTGGACGGACTATTCCGTGACGCTCACGGATGTGACCGACCCCACACTGCGCATTTACTGCTACTGCCGGGATGCGTCCATCTATCTCGCGGACATCATGATCTCCGAAGGAGCGATCCCACGGAAGTGGACACCCGCTCCCAACGAAATATACACCAGCGAGGTCAAGATCGATAAGCGCGGTATCGAGGTATCCAACAGCGCATCATCCCAGCGGACGGTCATCACGAACACGGAGTTCGCCGGTTATTACAACGATGAGGTGATCTTCACCCTGAACAAGGATGAAACCCAGACCAAGAAAACCACGGTAGACGGCGAACTGACCGTGGGCAAAACGAAGTTTGTCCCTATGCCACCGGCGTCCAGTGCAACACCCGTTTTCGTACCGTTGCTGTTATGATAAACACGAACGGTTTTGCTCTTCAAATGCACTAAATGCCAGCTTTTTGAACTCATGTCATTAATGGCGGGTGCGGTATATGTTTCACTCTCGCCATTTATGGATATAGTGGAGTCCGCACGTGCACCAACCGCTAAAGTATAAAAT